TATTTTGCTGACGATGAGTAGTTAGTTACACTACCCGATGGGGTGCTGATGGTTGGAGTGTAACTTTGCCAGTCTGTTACTGGACATCCATAACTTGCGTACTGAGGACCAACTGCAATTGTTTGTAATGCAAACGTATACGCAGAAGCACTCACTGTTGCGACTTGCACCACAAGTCTGTAGGAAGTCCCAGACGCTTGTGTCTGAAATGTAGCAATATGCCTCATTTTAGTTGAAGCTGTTGCACTTTGAATTTGGTAGCCCGCTGGTTGAATGATGACAGGAGTTCCAGAAGGATCTGCGATCAAATAAACTGTAAGGTCTCCCGTCGTATAAGTCCCTGAGAGTAATTCGTAATCAAATGTAACTGAAAGAGGTTTTGCTATATCTGCATTATCAATTGTGAAAGAGTATGCAACCCCTTCACCCATGTAGTTTGCAGCACCCTTAGTAAAATTAAAATCAGCTGAACCACGAAGAGGTGTAGTTGTATCTCTTGTCCAAGTAATGTTAGGTGATCCACCCGAGCCAGTTTTTGGAATAGATCTGACCATTGTGCCAGACCCATTCGTAGTTAGAGCAAGAGCAGAACCTCCAACAGAAGTAGCAACTTGGAAGGTATTCGTTGTAGGGTTTACAACGTAATAGAGAGTGTTAGTTGAAATCCCAGTTGTTGAAGTGATTGAAGTGAATGAAATTGCAGTTCCTGCCGCAATTCCATGACTGTTGAGAGTAACAGTATCTCCAGTGTCCTGAAACGTGACCGAGTCTGTTTCCTTATAAGTACTCCAGCCAGTCGTTCCGTTTGCAGCATCAGGGTTTAAAATGTAATTGATTCCAGATTGTCCGCTTGCCCCAACTTCAGTCCAGTTAGTAGAAGAACCGGAGTCATTTTTTCTATAAAGCTTTCCTGTGCTAGAATTTAAAAGAAGAGAGCCAGGATTGGCAGAAGTTGCAGAACTTGTTGGATCAACCGTTGAAGAAATGATGTCATTCCCACCATTGAGATCAATCGTAGACTTAAGAGTCTTTACTTTAGTTCCTGAAAATATAACTGCACTACCCATGTTGTTAAGTCCTTTCGAGTTCTACTAGGCGTAGAAGTTAACAGAAATTTCACCGACACTAGCCGTCGCGCTCACTGCTTTAATTGCCACTCGCGTTGATGTTGCAATGGCAAGAGGTACACGCCCATTTCCACCTGGAAAAATATAAATTTGATCTGATTCAGACCCAGCCCCCCCGGTTGCAAGGACCAGGGTTTGACCTGAAGAGTCAAAAATCTCAACTTCATTCACAGCACCAGAAGTGGAAGCAAGAAGCTGTACATAAGCCCCAGTCGTGACTGAGGTGGATGTATAATCAATTCTTGCTCTATTTCTGACTGAACGGCCAACTTGTGAAGTGTTTAAATTACTTTGATCACTAGCAATGACGACTGGAGCACTTCCAGTCATTGCTTTTTGACCTAAAGATCCAAACTTTCCATTAAGTCCTGATAAAGTAGTTTCAGAAGCGGCCCCTGTGGGGAGAGACACTACCCCTGAAACGTTCGTAATATTCCAAACACCACTCTGACTTGCTGGTACTGCACTTTGATCGCTTGCAATGACAACTGGAAGTGAAGTTGCCATAGGTCTTTGGCCATCTAAAGCTGTATCAATATCTGAAAGAGTCGCTGCTACAACAAGCGCGCCGCTTGGATTAACCTTACAATTGACATAACCACCACCTCCTCCAGTAGTGACTCCTGTGATCACTGATCTATTTAAGGAAGCTAAGCTATTGTCTGTTAAGGTATCCGTAATTTTCGTATACGAACTAGTCGTACCTCCTGCCCAACACGCCGTGGCCATAATTAAATTAGTAGCATCAGCACTTGTTTTTTTGACGTCTAATGTAATAGGCAGATTTGGAGAAGCAATACTTGGATTTAAAGAAGAGTTAGGCTGTTTGATAGTGTGAAAGTTTACCCAAACACCATCAGGCGAAAATACGTCAAATAAAATAGACGCAGATCCTAACCAACCAAAACGAATTCTAAATAAATTGGAATAGGCCAAATTAATGGCTTCCGGAGATCCATTTCTAGTAAACTTTGATCCCGATGCTCCAGTTAATAAATCACCATTAAAACTTGCTCGCGCTGTACTTGTATCACTTGCCCCAGTTCTAACCGTGACTCCAAAGCTTGTTCCCTCATATCCAAGAAAAAATCCATTATTAGAATCGTAGATCCCAATTCTTTGATAAGAGTTTGCGCTGGTTGGAGCAGTGAATGCTGCGGTAAAGTAAGCATAACTTTCAGAAGCTGGTCTATAAATTACACTGCCTACTGAAACGGCTTTTGCCTGTGCAGTAGTTGCAGTACTTGTTGAGTAAAGAGCATGACCATTAGTATGACTTACAGCTCCCCCACCTGATAAGGTTTGAGTGATGTAAGTAGAGCCAGGAGCAGTTTCAAAATTAACTTCAATTTGATTGTAGCGCGTTCCTGAAATAGTAGTGGCAAAAACATCATTGCCTGGATCTATTGCAGCTTTTATGACGTTTACGTCTAAACCTTTGATCGGTCCAATCGAAGTAGAAGTAATTACTCCGCCTGATGCATCTACAATTTGAGTTTTTTGAGAGCCGGAAGTTTGATTAGAACTTGTAGCAGCTCCAGTTGGCAATGCACTAGATAAAACATCAACTTGTAATTCACCATCACTGTCTGTTTTTAATACTTGGACAATGCTTCCATCATATCCACTCACAACTTTAGTCAACGCAGGTAATGCACCACCATCTGCGGCAGTTGCAGCTTCACTAAATGAAGATACGGTAAGAAGCTCACCTGAAGCGTTTACTACTGGATACTTATGTCTTAAAATTTGGAAACTGACACCCAAGGCTGGTGCTGAAGGGAGTTCTTCAGCAAGTGTGATTGTATTGGAAGCAACGGAGTACACTTTCACTTCTTGACCACTCAAGGTCCCTGATGTGAAACGGATGATATCGCCTACTTGCGCAGCGTGGCCAGTTGCATTGATGAGTGTTGTTGTGGATGATGCCTCAGCCGTGTCAGTCCCTACTTCACGGACAAATTGATGAGCTAACACGGACAAACCATTTTGAAGGACTCTAACAGGCTCTACCGTGGCATACTGTGGTGTTAACCTGTCATCTTTTTCCTGTGTCGGCCAGCCCTTGATGCTCATCTTCTTTTTCTCCCCGTGTTAGTACCGGATCTCGGTAAAAAGGTTTCATTTGTTTTGTATTAGTTTCTGAAAAAAATCAAAAACTAATTATCTGCGCTTGTCATAATACAAGTCCACAGTAGCCGTGCAAGTTGTAGTTCCACCTGTGAAATCAAAAAATGCACGAGCATAAGTCATTCCGAAAGTAGTAGCTCGAATGACTTCACTTCCTGTTGCTGTAGCAGCTGTAAAACTAATCCAATCAATCCAAGTCGCATTATCAGGACTGACTTGAATTTTGACGACTAAACTTGTTCCAGCACCTAAAGCTGTGATTTTTAAAAGACCAACAAAGTCAACTTGAAGGCCTTCAAGTGAATATGCTGTGCCATAGGTATCACCAGAGATAGCACCTGAGCTTAATTGTAATTTATTAACACTTGCCATGATGACTCCAAAAAAAAGACCATAAGACCGCAAACAGGGACGTTATAGCGATCTTATGGCCAACTTGATAATTTAAGTTTCGTCCGCAGCGTCGTAGCCTTGAACGATTAAATTGAACACTGCATCAGTTGCAGCATTAGCATTTGATTTAGTCAAGATTTGAACTGAGGTTGAAGAACACGCAGCGATTTCAGCGTAACAAGTAGCAGTCATGCAACTTGCTACCGCAATCGGAGTTCTTGCAAACGCCTTTGAAAAAGTGATGGTGTAATCACCTGTTCCATTATCAGCTAAGGTACCATCAAACGATCCGATATTGATCGCAGCTGTCCCCGTTCCAGTCACTTTGAATGCTAATTGTCTTGGAAGTCTTTGAGTCGATTTAATTTCACGTAACATAGTTATCTCCGTGGATGTTTAGATTAAGGAGAGAGACTATTCCCCCTCCTTAATCACTATGACTAATCAGTTATTTAGGTCGCTAAACCTGTGATCACTCCGTGGAATGGAGGAACAACATAGGTCTGGAGATAACCTCCGAACCTAAAAGAGTAGCTGTCAGAAGACGCATCTCTTAACAAAACCGTGCCGTCGTCATCAAAAAAACCGAAGTCCGGACGATGGTGAATGGTGAGGTAGTTGTCATTGAGCAAGTACACTCTGTCATCTTCACAGAAACGCTCTGGGAAGATACCGACTGGGCCAGCTGCAGACATGAATTCAAGACCGCGGAAAGAAATTTTTCCAACGAGGTCTTGAGCTCTTGGATCCAGAAGATATTGTTTTTGATCTTCAAGAATGTTCAAGAGCTTACGATACTGAGTGAAAGAAGTGATAATCAAGTTTGGCACTTTGCCACACTTGCGTTGAACTTCCATCATACCCTGATTCAGAATGTCAGCGGTAATACCAGCTGAAGAAGCCGCAATCTGAGCAGAAGCCTGCCAGCGACGACCTACAGTGATGCTGTACTGAGTTCCGGAAGTAGCATCCAACACACCTTTCAAGCCTGAAGGATCGCTATCTTTAGAATACTGCATGTATAAGGTCTTTGCGCCAGTATCTGCAGTCAAATCCACAGTTCCAGAGATTCTGGAAAGGGTTAACGTGCGGGTAGATGGAGCAACAGCGGTGATTTCCCAAATAGCACTCGTGCTATAAGGATTAGTCACGCTGTCCAACATAATATAATCGCGCTCTTCGAAGTTTGCTTCCTTCCAAGTTGCAGAAGAAATAACAACGGTTGGAGCTGCGGCAGAACCACCTGCAGCGGCTGCAGTGGTCACACCGAGAGAACCTGTGCCGTCATTGAAAAGTGTACGGCTCATGTTTCTCATCCAGCTCTCTACTGCTTTCTGGGTAGAGAACTTGGTGAGTTCAATGAATGCACCTTCTGAAACAGAAGCTGCTTTGATCGCTTCACGATCGATTGAGCCTACAGCATACATCTTCTTAGCTTCGATCACTGCATCCTGAACAGATGCGTAATTCGCGATAGGAAGCGAGCCAGAGCCCACGCCGCCAGCAAAAGAGGTTGGAACTGCGATATCCATTCTTTTACCGACGAAGTTATATTCCTTCTTACAACGTCCTAAAAGAACGTTAGCGGAATTGTATGTGTTATCCGCAAGTTTTCCGTACTTAATTTTAAATAGATTTGAGGCAGTGCTCAAACTGAATTGTGCCATTGTGCATCTCCTTAGATGTCTTCAAAAAAGAGGGGATCACTTCCTGATCTCTTTACCCCGGACTCAGCTTGAGACCGTTTTTGAATTTTAGTTATTTTTTTACTTAACTTCTTAGCCGCTAAGTTCCCATGTAGCGACTGTATGACCTCATCAATCTCCTCAGGCGTAGCCTGGGTTTGGATTGCGAGTTGTGCGAGCTTTTCGACCTCTTGATAGTTCCCTGCAAGCTCTGGATTTACCGCAACTAGTTTCGATTCAATCGTTTCAACTAGTTTGAGGTTTCCGAAATACTCTCCGACTTGTTCGGGAGTAATTTGATCCGCTGGGACACCATTTTTGACAAGAGTATCGTAAGCTTCCACGAAATCTTGTTTAGACATCTGCTTTGAAGTGAGAATATCTGAGACTTGAGTTTCAAGGGCTTTCACCTTGGCTGCTTCCGCTTGTTGGGTTTTGGCAGCTTCCTCACGTTGCTTAAAATACGTATTCTCTTCCTCAAGACGCTTCAGTCTTAATTCCTCTGGGGATAGTGTAGACTCTTCCTCCATGACTTGTCGAATTTTTTCGACTGCATCATTGTAAAGTTTTTGACCATCTGTTCCGAGGTTCTCTCCTAAGAGCTCTATAAAACCTTTTAAATCTTTTTTCTGAGCGAGCAGCTCATGTGACTTGGTCAGAACATCATTCATTTTCTGACGCTGACTATTAAACTCTTCCCGCTCTACTTTATGCTTTTTAAATAAATCGTCTAAATGTCTTTGTTGACTGTAACGGTTAATTATTTCTTGTACCGGTACTTCTATACTTTTTCCGTCAACTTTAACAGAAACTAAGGCGTCCGACTGAATTTCAACATCTTGGCCATTGTTTTTAAATTTTAACGGCTTTACGATGTTTTTGCTTAGATTTTCGTCTTTCGCCTTAGTTTTTGTATGACTCGTTTTAGTTTGATCTGAAGTTACTTCTTCTTTGTTTTTTTCTTCACTGCTTTTTTCTTCGCCATGGTTTTCTCCTTTCTTATTTATTACTTCATCTAAATCATCGCCCTCATCCTTTCGGCGTTGGGCAGTCTTTACTTCTGGATCTTTTTTAAAATTATCTCGCCAGTTATTTACAGCGGATAATTCATCCCAGCTCACCGGACTTGATCCGCCTACGACTTCGATTGGTTCCTGAACGTTTGCAGTTTCTACGTTAACACTTGTAGTCTGCGCTGCGCTTTCACTCATTCTCTATACTCCGCTTGTCGGTTGAACGGGACCACTTAGCCCCAGTTGTTGTTCGATAGTTGGTTCTGGCATATTGACTGGTTGCTGACCCACTTGAGGATTGACTGGCATACCAGGTAAGGACTGAATAGGTGCTCCTGTTGCATCTTGTCCCGCCATCTGTGGCTGCTCAGGCATGGGGGGGCTTAACGGCATAGGCATGTAAAACATGGGAAACAATGCTAGCTTTGAAAGCTCTTGAGCAAACATTGGGTTTTTCTGAGCGACTTCCATCATGAGCATCTCATGAGCCATGATGTGATTGATCACTCGTTTCTGAACCGGCTCAGGAGTCTGATACTTAAAGGAGTACTCTTGAACTAATCGAGTATGCTCTCTCCAATGAATGATATGATTTTCAAACTCTTTCGGAGCTAATTGCTCTTCACTCAATGCATCTTTAGTATCTCGCAATAACTCTTCATTCTCTGCTTGAGCTGTTCTGACTGCAACTGTAGCCGCATCAATAAACTTCTCGGACTGGCCCAAGTCTAAAAGATCAATGACTTGTTCAGAAGTAAATTGATCAGGAAACCTTTCATTTAAATCTAAAAGAGTCTGAGTCCTTGCAGCAATTGATCTAGGTAGAGCTGAAGTATTTTGGATCCTAATGTCATAGTCCTTTTCAAGGAATGCAACATTGAAAAACTTAGTCATCCAAGAGTTATCTTTTCCAATAACTCGAATCATTCTCTCATCTGACTCATCATAATAATCGCCACAGACTGCTAGAGTCATTTTTGCGATATTTAAGATCATGTCATTGTACTTGAGAACTAGCTCATTATATCTCTCACTCTCTTGTTCAGAGAGGAACTGAAGAGCAACCCCAGCTTTAATTCCAGGAGGTGGCTCACCCCGACTCACTCCAAAGACACCTGAGATCTGTTGAAATTCTTCCTTGATTTTCTCTCGAAATGCAAAGACGTCGCTTGGAACTGTTGTGGCAGTCGCAAGTACTGGTGGTTGAGGCCCCTTATATTGAAGTATAGTGATATCGTTAGCCAGTCGATCTAGGGATATACTTCCAGCAGGTACCATCCATTTTGGGTGGGAAGCGAGCACGATATTGCGCAAGAGCATATTCGTGATGTTGTTATAAGTCCCAGTTAGTTGTTTGATGTTTTCAAAGAAGGAAACTCCGTAGAGTTCACCTGGGTACTCAATATCTGTAAACCTGATGAATGGGAGTTGATCATGTGAGAATGGGCTTTGTTCATTTTCCAAGATCACATCTTTTAAAAATACGATCTTGCGGCCCTTATCCATCATCGCGCTTCGACGATGCCAGAAGGTGTAAACAACAACTTCTCCACGAGCTGGCCTGAGTTCCATTTTCTCGTAATCATAGACCTGAGCGTCATCAAGATCCTTAATCTTAGATGCTTTCTCTGGATATCTCTGCCTTAATTCTTGAGTATTGATCAGCTCGCGAGTGAAACAGTAATCCACATCTACGAACTGACGCTTTTTCTGGAGTAGAATCTCAGAAGCAAGCCAAACTTGATACTTAACGTCACCAGTTCTTACAGGACGATCAATATAAACAGTATTCCCTTGAGGGTCTTTAGTTGGTTGCCCATCCTCATTGAGAATTGGGACTTTTCCGCCATGTTCTTTAGACGCCTTCACCCACGCGGGGTTGAGATCACCTTTGTTTTCATCCCAAAGAACAAAAAGGTAACTTTCACCCATGACTAGAGCATTTGTGACGAGTTGAATCTGAATTTTTCCCTCAAAGTCTGACTCGTACCAGATATGGTCTAAAAGCTGTTTAGTCACTTTGGCTGCGACCTTATCGCCTAACTCATCGTTAGTTGGAAGTATGGCAACGGCTGGCTTAAACTTGATGAGACGTGAAGCGCGATTTTTCGTTAGATCATACAGTTGATTACTGACGATCTTTCTGACGACTTGAGCCCTATCTGTTCCTCGGTCTCTGGCATCTAACCTTGTCTCTAACTCTTGGTATTGAATGCCCTTATAGAGCGCGAGATTTCTTCTCATGACTCTAATTCTGGGCTCGTTCTCTTGCTCCAAGAATCCAAGTTCCGAGGATAGCCACCTCAAAATATCTTGTTCATTCCTAGAATCATCTAGGTCTAAAGAATAGAGTGGGTATTTGGGTTGAGAGAACGATTTGTCCAAAGTATCTAGTGCGCCGTCAAAAAAGTAACTCATACTGCCTCGAAGATATCTTTATTCATTTTTTCTTCCAAGTCTTTTGTCACTTTTTCAAATTCTGGGTTGGCTGGTACGTACTGAATCGAATGTGTGCTTTTTTGCATTGCTTTGACTTCTGTCAGGCACCACAAACTCATCATGATAGAAAACGTAGAAATTAAGATAGAAAAAAGCAAAATTGCACCAAAAAATGCTTCCATTAAAAATCCTCAAACTCGTTTTGTGAAAGCTCAGGAAAATCCTGAGCTGGGGTGTAACCCCTCTTCATTTCTACTACATCTAACGTAGGCTCTTTAGTTGTCAAAATGGAATAATAGTTTGAATCAAAAATATATCTCAAGCAGTCAATTAGATGGTCATCCTTTTTAGGAATTCTACCCGATGAGTCTTTACGGTAATTCTCTAACTCCCAAAACAGCTTCTTGCATCTGTCACTAATCTTGAGTTTCCCCTGAAGCATGACATCTTTAATTAAAGATAAGCCTGTAAGCTTGTCAGACTTCATCTTCTGCGTAGGCTCCAGATGCTCATTGAAAACGTCTAAAACTTCATTAGCAAACCAGGTAGAAGCCTCATCGTAGCCTTGCTGCCATTCCTCGTCCCAAAGCTCATCTCTTTTTTCTCGAATCTTAGGCCAAATCTTACCCACAGTCATTTCAGCTTGTTCCAGCTCATAGATCTCATCTAGACAATAGACGACTTTGGAGTATGGATTAATCGCACAGAATAAAACTGCGAAACATGAAGCCCCGGCAGGATCGCACCAAAACACCCATCGTAGTTTTTTTCGATCCCGCCAGAGTTCACCCAATAGCGTATTATGACTTTGGATGAAACTTTCCTTGAGCATCGGAAAGATTGCAGAAGCCCCCCCACGGACGAACTTAGCTTCATACTCTCTTTCCCACTTATCCCCTTCCCCTAAAGCATATAACTCAGCTTTCTTTTTCTCAAGCCACTCTCTAGAAATGTGAGGGTTAGCAGAAGTAGGGAATTCAAAGTATCTCTTCTGAGGATCTCTTTTAAAAGCATCCGAAAGTTTAGTGAATTGACCCTCAAACTCAGGGGGGGTTCCAATAATCATGAGAGGAGAGTCAAAAGCAGCTCGGTTAGGATCGTAGGCTTCATAAAACTCAGGTCTGAAGTCTTTGAACTCGTCAAATACAGATAACCCTCTAGGTTTCACTCCTCGGTAAGCTTCCACATTGTCAGAACCATCAAGTTTAATAAAACTCTGATTCTTGAATGTGATTCGCATCTCAGTGTTGTTAATATCTTCAATCCATTCGCTTGGTCCAAAGTCCTGAATACGGCGAGAGGACCACAGAATTTCTCTTGCTTGTTTCATGTAAGGAGCAAAGTAGTAATTCTCAGAGTTGGGGAATGTAAAAGCATAGCGCCAAAGCAGATAAGAGACTAACTCTGACTTTCCAAAGTTTCTTCCGCATTGTGCAAAGAGTTCCTTGACCTCACCTGAGATAAGAGGTCTTCCAATCTCAATTTGAGCAGAATGAGGAATCCATCGATCGTGAAGTTCCTTAATCCCCAAGGCTATGCGTTGAATCTCTGGATGAATCACTCTTGATCTCGAATATTTGACGAATCACTTCCATATGCGCGTCTCTCTCAGCTTCAAGTTTTAGACACGTCATTTGAAGGTTTTGAATCTCCAGTTTCAGAAGTTCGATCTCCTTGATTAGATTTTCCATCGTCTTTAATTCCTTTTAAAAAAGGATCACTTTTTAAAATTTTGGTCATTTCCGAATATGAGATTTGTTTGATCGAATGTTCTGCAACTTGTTCAATTTTTTCAGACTGACCTAGTAACTGTTTCCCAAGCCAGATCAGCATTGCAACGTTGCCCTTTTTTGCCGCTTCAATTTGCCAACGTCTCAGGGAAGCGCGGAGATTGCTTCTTCCTTTTTCCATTTCTACCGCGAATCGACGATCTAAAGTATCGACAGAGCATCCAACAATGGTAGCAATCTCTACGGTTTTACATCCAATCGCTGCCAGATCTTGAACTAATTTTGGGTCTATCGGTTTTTTTTTAGGAGGCATTTTTTCTCCCGTATAATTTTTCTAGTGCTGCACGATTCACAAAAACTTTTTCAATTTTGTTTCCAACTGACTTATCTGCACTGAGCATGGAACGTTTGGGTTCATTCCATATGCAACGAAACCGTGTGTCATCTATTGCATATTCAGAAATATAGACTGGGTTTTCATTATTCGCGGCCCAATCAAGAAATTTTTTTCTATTAAAATTTCCCCCATAGTCTTGGGTATTATTGTAAGGAATATCGCAGTAAATTACCGAATCATCAAAAATTGAAACTTCCTCGTAACTGGTCCAATAGAATTTAAGTCGCTCAAGTTGCTGAAGTTGCTGAAGTTGCTGAAGTTGCTGAAGTTGCTGAAGTCGCTCAAGTTGCTGAAGTTGCTGAAGTTGCTGAAGTTGCTGAAGTCGCTCAAGATCAACTCGATTTAATTTATTTTGTCTTATTCGCTCTTTACAATACAAACGTTTTTCTTTGATCCCATATCCTTCAGGAAATTTTTCAAAACCAAAAAACTGTTTTGAATATTCGTCAAATTCATTAAAAACAACAGCTTGATGAAGGGACTTTTTTTGTTGTTCTATATGTTCTCCAAATAAATAGGTTCTTCCATCATTTCCAAATGACCAAATTATTTTTATATATGGATCAGAGTCTTTTTTTGCGTGAAACTCCTCCCGGCTGATCCATTTTGGCTTAAACACGTTGTAATTATATTTTCCATTCATAGCATCTTGAATTAAATTACAAACACCTGGCCTGATTTCATTAAAATGAAAGCTTTTGAAGGATTTACTACGGTGAACTAGCATTCCGTGCGTTACGGAAAACCCTCCACCAAACAAATCATAAAAATTTTCAGCCTTTGAAAAAATGGGTAAAAGTTGTTTAATGATTTTAGACTTAGACCCCATGTAAGGAATGCCGTAGTTCATTTGATTTTCACCAAATAACCCTGTGCATGGAGATGATCATGCGCATCCATCATCTCCATCTCATTTGGAAACTGAGCCTCAAAAATCCATTTTTTTTCCCTCTCCTCATTCAGCTGTTCGATGGCATCATCCAATTTTTCACCAATATCAATTTTAAAATGCTCAATCCCTAGCATATCAATATTAAAATCAGGCCCAAGATCTACGATGTCAGAATTGATGGAACTTAGGTCTAACTCACTCCAAGAAGCGATTGAGTTGTCTGAAATCAAATCAGCGTATTCTTGCTCTTCAGTTTCATAGTCTTGTCTTTGGACTGGTACAGTTTCAAGCCCAAGGTGCCTTGCAGCAAGTACTCTCCCATGACCTGAAACAATGCACCCTGAGAGATTAGAGATTTTAATAGGATATCTCCAACCCTGGTATTTTAGAATCTCAGCAAGTCTTTCGATCTGGTCTTTAGGGTGACTATTTCTATTCTTTGGGTGAAACTTCACCTCATGAATGGGTAAGAGTTCGTCATATTTGCAATGAATTTCAATCATTTCTCACGTGCCTCTTTGCGCTTCTTCAAGATAACAAGTACTCTCCCATGCCCTGAGACTATGCATCCTGATAGGTTAGAGATTTTAATGGGATATCTCCATCCTTGGTATTTTAAAATCTCAGCGAGTCTCTCGATTTGATCTTTGGGGTGATTGTTTCTGTTCTTGGGATGAAACTTTACCTCGTGAATGGGCAAGAGTTCATCATATCTACAATGAATTTCAATCATTTCTCACGTGCCTCTTTGCGCTTCTTCAAGATAACTTGAGTCTCTTCCTTAACATCTATTCTCGGTTCAACTTTGACTTCAGACTTAGGCTCTAATGACCTTTTAAATTCAGCTAAAAGATTTAAGAGCTCGAACGCATCCCAGTCTCTGTATCGTTGATAGATATAATCATTCACTTTCTCACTCACAATTTTGTTTAAATGCTCGTTAAGTTGATCAATCGTGAGATCTCTATCAAATGTAGTTTTGAGGTGTTTTTTTAGGAAAGATACTTCAGAACTTAAGTCATCAGGTTCGCGTTTCACGTCTAGCTCCTTTCGTGTCGCTTAACATGATTCAACACTACCTAAGCTTTTTAGTCAATTACAAAACTCTAATGATTTTAAAAAGTTAGGCCCCAACTAGTATTGCAAAAGTTGAGGCCCTGGATTTCTAGATATGAAAAATCACTCACTCGATATGAGTAAGCTACTCTTTTATACCTAAAACTTTTTTTGTTTCAAACTCTTTAGGTATAGAGTATAAAAGAGTTTCACAATTTTAGCGGATTGCAGAAAGAACTGATGAACAATGAAAATAAAAGTTTTGGAGCTCAAAAATATATCCTAGACGCAAAGTCTGTTCTTTTTGGTTTTTGAGCTTCAGCCTCAGCATGCGCTAACATGCTGGGGCATTTTTATTTAAGGACCTCAACATGGCTCGTTTCAACAGTGGATGGGTAAAGCTACACCGAGAGCTTTTAGAAAAAGATATCAGTCAAAATGTAATCCTTTTTGCTATTTGGCATTTTTTATTGTTGGCAGCAGTATACAAAGAAACTCAACTACTATGGAATGGAAAGCAAAAAAAACTTCAGCCAGGACAAGCTGTGATTGGAATTCGAGAGCTCGCACAACGGTGGGATATCTCGTCTCGAACTGTTCACAAATGGTTAGATTATTTAGAAAAAACAGGAAGAATTGTGAAGGAGTCGTGCACACGGGGAACCATCGTAACTATTTGTAATTGGGACGTTTATCAGATTTCTGAAGATGAGTCGTTCACACAAAGTAAACATGAAGTAAACGCAGAGGAAACGCAAAGTAAACGCGAAGTAAACGTGGAGGAAACGCGAAGTAAACGCGAAGTAAACCTTAGTAAAGAAAGTAAGAAAGAAAGAAATAAAGAAGAGAAGAAAGAAAGAAGGAAAGACGGGGAAAACAATATTGTGGGAATTCGTCCCAAATACCCCCAAGAGTTTGAAGACCTCTGGCTCCTTTATGAGCGTCGTGGAGATAAGAAGGCGGCCTTTGGGGTATACAAGCAATTAAAATTGAATGGCGATGCCTTATCGGCTCTTAAAACAGGGATTAGAAACTACGTCAGGAGTACTCCTGAGCTAAAATATCGAAAACACTTCGAACGCTTTTTAAAAACAGATTGGATGGAGACGGCTGAAGCACCTATTTTACAAATTGTCCCCAAATCTAAAAGCCAAGAAATTGCTGATGCAAATGCTTGGTTGCTGGAAATAAAATAAACAAAAATGGTACACTATTATGAACAAATCAACTTTGAGTCGCACCTTGTACGCCATTGGCAGAATGTACAACGTCAGAATTGAGCAAGACGTTTTGTGTCTTTGGGAACTTGTCCTCGAAGAATTGACTGATGAAGAGTTTTTGCAGGGTGTAAAACTTTACTTAAAAGGATCAAATAAATTTTTTCCTCAACCAGGAGAAATTCTTCAACTTGTAAAACCGAAATTTGATTCAAAAAACGAAGCTTCCGAAATTGTAGATCGAATTTTTACTGCATTGAGTAAATATGGATTTTCTAAGTTCGATATCGAGCGAGCGAAACTTGAAATTGGAGAAATAGGCTGGAGTTATATTCAAAAATTGGGTGGTTGGTCTCTTTGGGGTCAAAACATAACAAATGATCAAGTCCCCATTTTAAAATCTCAAATGAGAAATAGTCTTCAACACTTGCTAGATACTAATCATCGTGTTAAAGAGTTTTCCCAACCAAACAATTTAATGACTTTAAAAGACTATAACGTTTCAATTAAAATGATTGAATAACGAAGGAGACATCTGTGCGTGTAGTTCGGAGTGCAGAAGTTGAATTGCCAAAATTAAAAAAACTTATTCGGAATCTTGCTGAATATTATTTTAAACCTGTGACTGAAAACCAAATTGAAATGTATGCAGAAGACTTACTGCCTATGGGAAGTAAATTAGCTGAACAAGCTTCAAGAGAATATCGCCAAGGATTTGGAAACATCGATTTTCCAATCCCAGCAATTTTAAAACAACAAGTAGGTTTTTTTGAAAACACTTTACTAAAAACTGGATAATTCATTGCGTCGTCAACGTATTAACCGCACCACGATTCTCATTAAAGACCTCACGCAGTTAGAAGCTTATTGCATGCTTGAGCGCTTAAAGGAGAAGGAAGCTCAACAACTTCTTTCTCCTTTCGAGCTTTCTCTCAAAAAAGAATTAGAATTCCGTCTCGCTGAATTAATGCGACAAGAAGCTTAAATTTTGTTTCAATCCCAATTCGGTTAGGTTATAACCCATTGATGGAAAAATACGGTCGCTGCACAAGCTGCACTACGTTTAAGTTCACTGAAACTCAAATGATCATAGAGCAAAAACCAGACTGCATTGTCTGTCATGGAAGTGGCCATTCAGGAGATGTACGTGATTATCTCCAGCGAGAAGCCGATCAAGAATGGGAATTGAACCAACTTGATCCTTTAATGCGGTGGCACTAAAAATAGGAATTTTAAAATGATTAAATTATGTCTGACAGGCCATATCGGTAAAGATGCTGAGTTAAAGCAAAGCCAAAACGGAAAAACTTACTGCAAGTTTAGTGTCGCAGTTACTGAGACGAAAAAGCAAGATAAGACCACATGGGTAAGCTGCATTCTTTTTGGTAACCTCGCTACTGCTATTCATCAATACCTAGTCAAAGGAACCAAGGTGTACGTTGATGGCAAGCCGACTTTTTCAGCCTACATCGGCACAGACCAAACTCCTCAGTCAGGCGTCTCTCTTGAGGTCAAAGAGATAGAGCTGATCGGTGAGCGCAAAAAGTCTGAGCAAGCTCACACTATGAGTGAATTCATGTCTGGACCCTCCGGTTTCACTTCAAATGATGACATCCCTTTTTAGACTTGGTAAATAACAGTCCAAGGAGATCTCTATGGACTACGAACAAAATGTGAAAGTAAAATCAGTCAGTGAAAAACCAAACATGTCCCCAAGCCTTGGCGGATCTAGAAACTCAAAACTAGATAAGCAAGCACAAGACGTAAAAGTGAAAGATGCTAGTGTTTATGTGAAGGCTGGTATACAAGATCAAGCTAAACAAGCGGGCGCGTAAAAACATCCGCTATCAAACTCTAGAAAGGAAGGGATATTCAGTTATCTCTTCCTTTTTTTGTTTAAAATGAGCCATTTTAAGCTATAATTG